ACATTTTTACCGACTCGCTCTTGCTTGAGGTCGGCGAGGATCTCTTCCTGGCGAGACTCTCCCGGCTCTCGCCCCTGATGCAGGGCAGGGCGGCATACTGTCCCCTCTCCCGCCGGTATCAGGGCACGGCGGGGCACTACTGCGACGTAGAGCAGGGCATCGGGCTCCGGCGGTCGAAACCTGGCGCGGCGCTCATCCTCATCGATCGAGGTACGATCTACTCGATCCCTGTCGTGGAGCTCCGCGAGGTGCTGCACGGCGTCCGGTCTGAGTGCGGGATCTCCCGGGTACTGACGACCGAGGCGCGGATGATGGAGGTAGAGGCGTGACGGAGACGAAGCGCTGCACCAAGTGCGGGGAAGAGAAACCCCTCGATGCGTTCCGCCGGGACCGCTCAAAAAAACAGGGCAGACTCTCCCGATGTCGCGAATGTGAGCGCCAGTACGAGAGGATCTACCACCCCAAATCGACTGCCCCCCACCATGCATATCCCCTCCTGAGAGATCGGGCGTGGGTGATGCACCAATACTCGCGCGAGTTCCGGTCTATCGCTGAGATCGCGACAATGGTCGGGTGCAGTTATTCGACGGCCCACCTCGCGATCAAGCGGCATCAGATCCCGGTGATCCCCTACGGCGTTCGCCGGGCACTCCGGGCGCGCCTGGACGCACAGCGCGAAGGGGTGCGAGCATGAACACCTGTCTCGGCTGCCGGTCGCACTACCGCGAGCGGCACTGGTGGATCTTCGAGATTGATTTCTGCGGGCTCACCGGCGATGTGGTCGGGTTCGAGTGCCCGATCGGGTGCATCGACACCGAAGGGTGCCCGGCCTACGAGCGCCGGCCCGCATGGCCCGAGGGGGCGATCGCATGAGGCCGATCCTCTACATCTCCGGCCCCTACAGCGCCGGGGGCGGCCGCACGGTCGCGGACAACATCGCGGTCGCCCGGGCACATGCGGTCGCGGCGGCGCGGAAGGGCTGGATGCCGTTCACGCCCCACCTCAATACAGCGGGGTTCGAGATCGACTGCCCTGAGATATCGCACCAAGAGTGGATCGACGGCGACCTCGCGATCCTCCGGCTCCTGCCCCGGGCGCGCGCAGCGGTGCTGCTGCTACCGGGATGGGAGCAGAGCGAGGGCGCGCGGCTTGAGCGCGATTGGGCGATCCACCTCAATCTAGAGGTCTTCGACCCGCCCGCGACACCATGGGAGATCCCGCCCGCCGCGGCGTTCAGGAGGCGATAGCGTGAGGGGACTCTGGTTCACAGCCGGGTTCCTGCTCGGGGTCGTCACGACGGCGCTCGGGCTGCTCTGGATGATGACAATGGCGGTGGTCGCGTGACCGACAACCTCGCCGCCCCGGCGTGGTGCCTCGGGTGCTCGCACCCGATCTACGACGGCCGGCGCGGCGAGTGGGACTGGTACTGCCGCCAGTGGTCCCCGACCGGGATCCTGTGCACGAACGTCGCGGTGCTCCGGGAGCGGTGCTACCGCGTGCGGGAATATTTCGCCCGGAAGGAGGCGAGCACTTGAGGCACACGATCTTGAACGGCGACGTGATCGCCTGCCTGCGGTCGCTCCCGGACGCCTGCGTGCAGTGTGTCGTGACGTCGCCGCCGTACTGGGGGCTCCGAGACTATGGCGTCGAAGGGCAGATAGGACTTGAACCGACGCCCGAGGAGCACGTTGAGAGGATGGTCGAAGTGTTCCGCGAGGTGCGGCGGGTGCTGCGGGACGATGGAACCCTCTGGTTGAACCTCGGAGACTCGTACAACGGTAGCGGGGGAGCTGGCGGCGACTACGACCCCGGCGGCCTGAAGGCAGGGCAGCCAAAATTCCCTGGCAGGCGCATCTCCGCCCTCAAACCCAAGGATCTCGTCGGCATCCCCTGGCGGGTCGCCTTTGCCCTACAAGCGGACGGCTGGTATCTGCGCTCAGACATCATCTGGTCGAAGCCGAACCCGATGCCGGAGAGCGTGACCGACCGCCCGACGAAGAGCCACGAATTTGTCTTTCTGTTCGCCAAATCGCCCCGATATTTTTACGACCACGAAGCGATCAAAGAACCTTATGCCGAATCGACCTTTAAACGCGCCAAATCCGTAAACAACGCGGCAACCCGGAAAGATAACGGAACCGCCATCAATCAACGCGGCATAACCGCGGAACAACAGACGAAAGCGTATAGCAAAGTTACCGAAACCGGAGGCCGGAACAAACGGAGCGTATGGCACATAGCAACCCAAAGTTCTAGCGAAGCCCATTTTGCCACGTTTCCTGAAGCATTGGTGATACCATGCGTCATGGCCGGGACGAGCGAGCGCGGGGCGTGCCCGAAGTGCGGCGCACCCTGGCGGCGGGTGGTGGAGGTAACAGTGTATGACACTCGCCCGGGCACCAACACAAAGTACAACGGGGGAGGGTTAGCGTCTGGTTCAAGGAATACAACTCGCAAAATGTCGATGAGATCTGAGATCGGCTGGGCTCCCACCTGCACATGTGGCACCGGGGAAACCGTGCCGTGCACGGTGCTCGACCCCTTCGGGGGGTCCGGGACCGTCGCAAAGGTGGCACGGGATCTCGGGCGCTCCTCTATCCTGATCGAGATCAACCCCGAATACGTGCAGATCGCAAAGAAACGGCTCCGCATCGGGGAACAACTCGATTCCGGAGTTTGTGAATACATTGTCAAGAATTTCCGCCCGGAGGCGATATCTTGAGTTCCATCGTTCTGAAAATACCCTATGAATCACAGTCATTCCGCGCCGCGTTGACCGACGCGACGCTCCGGGATCGTGTCCAGGAGTGGGTGGCGGCGGCCGTCACGCTCGACGACGCGGCGTATATCCCGCTGCGGACGGACTGGATGCCGAACGGCACCCGCCGCACCGCCGATGGCGTCGAGGTGCTCCTCGCGGGCCGGTGGCCGGAGCAGGTGCAGGCGGCGATCGCGGCCGGGCAGTTCGCGCGGGTTTCCGGGCGGATTGTGGCAGAGTTCTGGAAGTGTATAGCAGCATGTAGTTTATCAGAGGAAAGCGATGAGAAACAGAGCGAAGCGCCCGCCAGGGGTTCCGGCGACACGGCGGGCGTGGTACTCGATGGAGTTCGTGCGGCAGGTCCTGCTAAGGATCCAGAGATGCCCGTGGGTGTGGAAGAGGTTCGGAGCGCCGCCGAGCCCATAATCCCCGACGCGGAGATCAACGCCGCGACCCCGTGGTCGCCCGATGGCGGCGAGGATACCCTCACCCCGATCGTCAAGACCCTGGAGCACTACGGCGCCAGGTTCCGCCCGGGGTTCTTCGACCGTCCGATTGAAGAGGTTCGGGCAGGGCTGAAGGAAGCAGCCCGGTCCGAGAATGTCCGGGAGACCCACCGGCGAGAGCAGGAGGCGAAGGCCGCAGCATCTGCAAAAGCACGGTTCGATTCGTTCTACTCCGTCAACACTAAAACCGGGGCAGTCTCGCTGCACTACTCCGATATCGCCGACTACATCGCAGAGACCCTGCACGCGGTGACCTACCGTGGGATGATCTACGTCTACGACCAGGCGCTCGGCATCCACCGGCTGAACGACAACGACGTCGAGCAGATGACCCAGGACATCGCGGAGCGGTGCGGGTTCACCGGCCGGATCACGACGGCGAAGCGGGAGGTGCTGTCCTATGTTTCAGCAAAGGACGTTCGACGGGACTACCCGTTCAACCGGTGCCCGGGGATCCCATGTGCCAACGGTGTGGTTGTGGTGGACTACGTGACCGGCGAGCGGCTCCTGGTGCCACATCAGCCGGAGAACCTCTACACCTATCAGCTGCCGGTGGCGTTCGACCCGGAGGCCCGGGCGGACGAGATCGATGCAGTGATCGCGTCGTGGGTGGACGAGGACGCCCGACCGACGCTCTATCAGATCCCGGCTCAGGCGCTCCTGCAGGCCACCGTGGCCTCGAAGCCCTACAAGAAGAGCTACATCATCCACGGCGACACGAACGCGGCGAAGTCGTCATACCTCGAACTGCTGCGGCGGGTCTTCGGTGATGGCAACACGTCGCGCGTGATGCTGCAGCGGATCGGGCAGGACCGGTTCTGTCTCGCCGGCATGGAGGGGAAACTGTTCAACATCTACGATGACCTGGACGACGTCCCGATGCAAAACTCGACGGTTCTCAAGACCTTGACCGGGTTCGATATGCACGACGTCGAGAAAAAGGGGATCGACTCCTACCGGGCGAAAATCTTCGCTGTCCACGTCTACACCTGTAACCGCCCTCCCGAGACCCCGGAGAGGGTGCAGAACGACGCGGCGTTCTGGGAGCGGTGGGAGTACGTGACGTTCCCGAACTACTTCGCGGTCGACCCCGGATGGTATGACCGGGTGTTGACGCCGAAGAACTGCTCGGCCTTCCTCAACCGGGTGCTCGACTACGCAATCGAGATCATGGACAGGGGCGGCCTGGTCGTCAAGAGCAACGCCTACGACGTCCGCGACCGCTGGAAGACGAACAGCGACCCGATCTATAAGTTCGTGACCGAGAACATGGACCGGAACGAGACGGGGCACGTCCTCAAGCAGGAGATGTATGATGCGTTCCTCGCGTTCGCCCACGTCGAGAGCGTGTCGGAGTCGAAGATCCCGCTGACCTTGGATATGTTCGCCCAGGCCATCTTCAAGTATGGATTCTCGCCGGCACGGGTTCGGATAGATAAGAAGCGAGTGTATGTGTTCCAGGGGTATGTCTGGAAGTCTGGAAGTCAGTACAAGCCACGAGGCACTATCGATTCGACACTTGTGGGAGGTGTGGTATGATGCAAAACCGTGCACCGAGTTCGTCGGAGGTTAGACCGGCTAGGACTTGTACTACAACTGTCCTAACTGGTCTAACATTCTCTCTACTTCTTAGTGTGTCTGAGAAAGAGAGAATAATAAGGAGGGGGGGTCAAAATGACGGACCAGTTAGGACGCCCAACGCTCCTCTACAGATATGCGGAAGGGGCGGACCAGTTAGGACATTCGACGGGGGCACCGTCGTCATGTCACTTCCCCCCCGCCTCTCCCTCCGCCCACCGTCCCCAGCAGAGCAGCCACGGCCCTCGTACCCCTCGCCGCATCTGGGACAATGCACCCGGGACAATGTCCCACGGGGGGTGCCGGCGTGACCGCGAACACCCCCGCCTCCCGCAAGGCCAAGGGCAGGAAATTTCAGCAGCAGATCCGGGACGACCTGGTCGACCGACTCGGTATCGACCCCGGCGATATCCTCTCTACGGCAATGGGTCAATCCGGGTGCGACCTCTACCTCTCACCGGCGGCCCGCGAGCGGTTCCCGTTCGGCGTCGAGTGCAAAGCCCAGGAAGCGATCGCGCTCCCGGCATGGTGGCGACAATGCACCGCGAACGCCGAGGCGGAGGGGCTCGCCCCCCTCCTCGTCCTGAAGCAGAGCCGGCGGGAGCCGCTCGCCGTGCTCCGGTGGAGCGACCTGCTCGCGCTGCTGCGGCAGATAGCAGAGCTCAATGCGTGGGGGGGGTTGGTGAGCGACGGCATCCTCATCGCAGCGAAGTATCCGGACGAGTTCCAGATCCTCTCCTTATCAAGCCTCGCCATGCACTACCGCGACCACCTCTGCAGCGGTGACGATCACCGCTGGCAGAACCTCGCCGAGGCCTTGACCGGCCCCACCGACATCCCGGCAAATTTGCCGGGTGGTTCCCGACGGAGGAGGGGCACGACCCTTACTTGCCCGCAATGCGGGTATCCGCAATACTGCGGCCGCATCACCTGCCTCAAGAAGGTGCCGGAGGGATACCTCCGATATCACGGGACCGAGGACGGCGAGCATATTACCTGTGCCAACTGCGGGCTGACGATGCATGTGGATCACTGGCTCGATGAAGAGGGGCGGCAGATCAGGGGGCCTCGGTCATGACCAGGATCATCCGTGTCGAACTCTGCGACGAGTGCCCCCATGCCGCCGGCTCCCGGAGCTGCCGGGCAAGCCAGTGGTGCGATGAGGGCGGCATCCTCCGCTGTCGAAAGTTCACCGACTTCCCCCTCATCCCAGGCTGGTGCCCGCTGGAGCAGGTCGCCCCTGACTGGAGGCCGTCCGCGACCGTCGACTTCTACGGCCCGCCCCGTTACGCCCGGAGCACGACCGATGCCGGCGACCATGCTCCCTGTCTACGATATGCTGACCGAGGAAGCGAGCCCCATGCCGCGGATTGAAGTAACCTCCGAAGACGCCGCCGAGATCGCTCGGCTCTGTTACCTCCTCAAGCCCGGCGAGGTCCTCACCCGGGCTGAGGTAGTCCATCGAGTCCTCAAGGGTTGGCGGGCGGCGAAAACGGCAGAAGTGCCGAAAGTGCCGAAATTGCCATAATCAGCCCCCTTTTTCTATTTTGAGGGCACATACTCCAGCAACCATATTTGGAGTGCACCCAAATGATAGAATCCATCTCACCCGAACAGATCGCCGCGATCATCGCCGCACTCGTC